AGGTCGGCCTCCTATATCTATATTGAAACAACTCCAAATGGAATATGCTCAAAGCTCAAGGTCATCCCTAACCATTCTCTGTCCATTTTATATAAATTAATCATATGCCCCTATTGAACCTGCAGCTCCTTATGTATGGCATCAAGGGATGGGAAATGCTTATATGCCACCTCTGCATCCTACCATGCGCTGCGCGGGGCCATAGGGTAGCCTGGTATCCTACAGGACTGGGGGTCCTGTGACCGGCGTTCAAATCGCCGTGGCCCCATATCTTAAAACTCTAGATATTGATTTTCTTGCGATTCTTTGAAAGGCTATCTAAGTGTTCTTACCCCTCGGATATTTACCTTTTTCTGACCTATGTGTTACATTCCTGTGGGGTTAAAATAGGTTCAAGCGGCATTGTTCATGTTTAATATATATCTAATTATTACACCATGTTCAAAAATAGTATGGTCTAATCATATCCTATAATTGCTAATGGTATATTATTTAAAATAATTTTACATCCATTTCCATAGTTTCTTTAATGCGTATATTGCCGCAATAATCCATGTAAATGGAAGCGTTATCAGGACTATAATAAGCTTTAAGATCTCTTTAAGCCAGCCAAACATGAATTGCACCTTCGATATCCTAGGGCAATTCAAATGATAAGGATTTCAGTTAAGTAAAAAATAAAATTTAATTTTCTAGTCTTTCATATCAGGAAAAGCCTGTTCTTTACCATGATCAAAACTTTTTCATAATTTTAACTAAATTTTTCATAAACCTGGAAACAGTCGGTCTCACCAAGATTGCCGTCTATGTAGGCTTGAATTTTATAAATACCGGGAATTAAAAGATCATCAGATTGTATCAAATACGATATACACCCATCATCAGAGTGCTTTACAGCGGGCCAAATGGCCTCTTTTCCATCAGGCTTTAGAACGTGAATTTGTATAACCGAAGTACTAGAAAGATCGCTTTCAGTGTCCACAAGCAGCTCGATATTTTGGGCACCTTCATAAATTTTAACACGAGATCTAATCATAGGTTTCCCTCGCGAAAAAATCAAAAGCAATAGGCTTTGCTGATCCGGGTATTCTAATCTTGCGAACTAAAGAAGCCACTGCGAAAGTTTTGTTCACTGTTTCGCTGCCATCTTCTTTTGTGTATCCTTCGATTTGGAAACTATCTAAGGGCTCCATTTCGCGATAGCTTCGGCAGTAATATAAATTTTCAGGAGTTAAGCCCGCTGCTTCCAGTTCTATTAGATCTGCTTTTGTGGTAATTTCTTGGAAATAGCAGGAATAATAATTATAAGCAGTTATACTTTCTCCTGGAATTGTAATAAACTCGCCTAGTGAATCTTTGGCCTGGATTTTTAAATCGGCAACAACGCCGTCTAGCCCGGAGTAAGTAGCCGTGAAATTCAAAACTTCGGTTATTGCGCAGGGGGATATCGCTTTCCCGGTTAGATAGCCGTCGCCATTCCAGTAATCGAAAAGAACCGTTTTCTGGACAGGGGTTGCCCCATTTAGCATATTAATAATTATAGATATTTCGTTGTAATAGCCGTGGTCTTTCAGGGTGACATAAATACTTACCGAAGGTTCTGCGAGAGTTCCGGCGGCTATAGTTACCTCAGTCCCATTAGGGACCGGGCCGTAGTTGTAAAAAGAATCCGATGAAGGCCCGCCGGTGGTTGAGGCTACTATCATTCGGTTAGGCAAGTTAAAAGTCCGCCGCTTCATGTTATGAAAACCCCCGCCTTCCGTTCCTTATAATCAGAATCGGCTTTTAAAGCGTTTTCAAGTGTACGAAGATAATTATAATAATATGAAGATCCTTTTCTGTTCGCGAAATGGTAAACGCTGCTATCTTGATTGAACTCGATTTTTGCTGCATTCCATTCAGGTAGACCTATTTGCATATAATCGCAAATCAAATAGCTCAAAGCTCTTTTAGTGGTCAGATCGCTAACAGTAGATAGATCAAGACGTATTAAATCATTTTCAAATTCTTCTTCTGCTTGGTCTAGCAGCTCAGAAAATTCATCATAGAGCAAATCTGCTGTTGTGTTTTCTTCTGGATCAGCTTCAGATTCTTCCTTGGATTGAACACTTTCCACAGAAGTTAGGATTTGAAGGGATTCTATAACGTCGCTTTCTGTTATCGCCATAGTAGCCTCGGAAAAAGTTAGACTGCCCTTAGCTGGTGGGCAGTCGATAGCCGATTGCAGTTCCGTTCGTGTTATTAAACGAAAAATAAATCTTGCCGTCAGGCTGTTCAAACCTGGAAGATTCCAGCGGGCCTATGAGGCGCGAGGTTGAGGCGGGGATGGTCAAGGTGAGATTTCCCAGGCTGGAGCGGAAATAAGAACCAGCTTCCACAGTGACATTAAGCCCGGCAGCTTCGGCTGTATTGGCTATCAAGACTATGAGACGGTTGTCTTTGGAAGCGTTTATTTCCATGCCAGCGGTGCTATTCAAAGCTGTGGCTGAAGAAAGGTTCACAAAGCTATCAGTTACCGCTTGAGTCTCGTTTATGACCGGTCTAGCATCGATAGCAGCGGAGGCAAAGATTAGCATCGTGAGAAGCAAAAAAGTTTTGAACATCTCTCAGCACTCCTTAAGCGGTCTTGGAGCAGGTTATCATGCCGAGAGCGGAGGGTCGGACCACCTTTGCTCCAAAGAGGTGAAGGGCCTTCACTGCATCCGAAAATGCATCCTCCGGGCGGTAGGCTTCAACCTGATTTATCTGCTCTGCGAAAGTGACCGCGCCGCTGTAGCCTGCAATGATCTTATAGAGGGCTCCCTCGGTGTTAGGGACATTGTTAGACTCTAGCACGTCAAATCCTGCCACGCGGGTTACTATGCCATTTCGAAGGGCTTCGCTGGAGCCTGAGGCGCTGATATTTGTGAAGCGCGTATCCTTAACCAAATGGCCGACCATCCAGGGCGGCAGAATAACCCAACGGCCAAACTTTGGGGTGTTGGATTCATTCAGCTTAACGCTCAGGTCAACCAGATAATCGTAAACCGTGGTTCCTGCTGTCGAATTTGGTACAATGGGGCTTTCATCGGTTCCGATTTTATTTCCCGCGGCAACGGCGTCTTCAAGAATCCCGGCGGTGTATTGATCGGCAGCATCTCCCAAAGCGTAGGCAGCTTCAGTCATTGCACCGTCCATCACGGAAACAGCACCCTGCGCCTTATCAACGTCGTCAACCTCAAAATTGGTATAGTTTGCCTGATTTATGACAAGCGTAGTTGCGGCGTCAGAAAGAGTATCAGGCTCTGCAATCGCTACGTTCTTTGTGTAGGGCTTCGCGGTCACGGGTGCGATTCCGTTAATGTGGCAGGTGTCGCCCAAATTCTTGATATCTCCGGTGTAGTCTCGATTGCAAACAGTAGGCTGCGCATAAACCAAAGCTTTATTCAGATTTGCCAGGAGTCTAGCGCTCCATACTTCTCCAATGAAATTGTTAAGTGTCATGTAAATAAAACCTCAATATGTTGATTAAATTCCCGATTTGAGCGCTTTTTGAACAGCATCCCAATTTTCGTTAATTTCCTGTGGGCTCATTCTCTTAATCGATTCGCGACTAAAAATCACTGGCTTAGAATTTGCAGGATTTGTATCGCTGCCGATCGGTTCCGGTGCGGGTTTACTCTTTTCAATCAGATCCCTGATGGATTCTACCTCGATTTTTACTTCATCAATCGATTTTCCAGAGAGCTTTGAGGCCCATTCAGAAGCTAAACCGGCCTCTTTAATGAGATTTTCAGTTTCAATAGTGTTGATTTTAGTTTTCAGAGTCTCATTTTGAGCCGTAAGATTAGAAAATTCTTCTTTGATTTTATCCCGTTCACGCATCAATCTGGTTTCAACAATCTGATTAACTTGATCTTGAGTGAACGTCTTGATTTCTTCTTCAGTCATTTTGATAAACTCCCAGATAATTATTAGGATCTGTTGCCTATATAATATTTAAATTATATTAATGTTTAATAATATATATAGTTTTCGTTTGAATAATATTAAGAAAAACTAAATAAGGATAAATAGCTAATTACCATTCTTAGACGAGGGAGAGATAAAGTGAAAAAAAAGTTAATTTTAATTTGGCTGCTGCTAACTATGTTAATACCTGTAAACGCAGAGCAAATATCAGATTATGAAGCTCAGAATTTAATAAAAGACAGTTTATCAGATCAGGGTTTATTGGATATAACAACTAAGATAATTGATCAATCTTTAGGAGTCCGAGCATTATTGATTATTTACAGATCTTCAGCTACATCGATATATGGAATCGGAGAGGATATTGGACTTATTTTAACTTCGTTTTTGGCTATAACATATGATGGGTGGGATTGTGATGAATTGTCGGTCGTTGTAGAAGACCAATTTGGAAATTCTGTTGGCTCATGGTTTTGCACAAAAGAATGGAAAGAGGCACATCTTCAAAACAGGATGTCTAAAGAAGATCTAATTGCAAATGTTATTAGTACTTTTGTTCCATCTTAAAAAATATTATTTAACTTCTATAGAACTTACAATATCAGATATCTCATCTTCGGTAAAGCTTAATGGAATAGATATGCCTAAGACAGATTTGTAATCTGGAGCAGGCCAGGCAATTATAATAAATCCTACTCCATTTTTATTGGTACAACCTGAACTCATTCCTTGTATTTTATCAACGCCTACCTCAGCAATTGAAACAGGATCTTCATCTGCTTTCATATCTCTTTCTGCAATCCCCTCAAACGTGGTCTCTAAGAGATCTGAGATATCAAATATAGTGACTTTTTCACCTAAGCTTTCCTGAACATTAAGTCCTATTATTCTATCGTCATCTAACACCGAATTCAGGATAATAGAAACTTCTGATTTAGAGAATACCTCCATTTCATCTGGAGAATCAAAACTAATTTCGTATTCTCCTAAATCTACTTTGGTAGTCGCAGCAGCCACTATATTTATTGATGATATAAATATCAAAAGCAGCATTAAGGCAACTAAGGCTTTTAGCAATCTCAATTCAATCCCTCATATTTATCCATTGATTAAACTGAGATATAAAGTTTTCTTGAGAAATTATTCCATTAAACTCTGCTTTCCTCATTGTTTGAAATCGATTTTAATTGCTCTACTTGAGCCTGCTCTAGATCATCCTGTGGCAGCCCATCCCGCCATTCGATTTTTAGATCTGATAATTCCACAGAACCAGGGATTTTCTTTAGAACTTCAATTTGAGAAGCCAATTTGAGAGCCTGCTTAACTTTGGGATCGATCGAAAGCTTGAGCCTGTTCACTTTTGAAATGGTGCTGATCAATAGCCTTTTTAAAGCCATAGAAGAATCAGCCCGTTGCAGCTTTTTAGGATCGCCAAAGAGAACGCTGGAAGTTTCACTCAGAGCATAAAGCTGATCAAGCAAAAATTCCATCTGCTTGAAAGCGCTATCAAGCTTCCCGTCCCAGGTTATATATTCCGGCGCTTTCTCTCCACTTTCCAAAGGCCAAAACTTCCCGCCGCTAGTGAAAATCGGTTCTCCCGTCTCCGGATCATTGATTAAGCAAGACTCCGGCCCGGCCATGTTGGGGTCGCTGTG